TGAGATAAGTCCATTAGTTTTTGCTTATGCTAATGATATTTATTATAGCGGTGTAACTGGTCATCAAACTACAGGTTGCGCTTTCCTTGGTGATACTAATCGCCTAGCATATTGCACTACATATGCTTCATCTGCTAATGGATATGTCTATTCAGAATCAACATCTACCCTACTTACCAATGGCTATCTACAGACAGGTTACATCAGATACAACACATTGGAGCCTAAGAACTTTAAGCGTCTATTTGGACGCGGTGATTTTACCTATGGCTCTATGACTTTAGAAACCGTAGATGCAGACGGCACAGAATATGACGTAGTTAGTTATGATGTATCAGTTCCGCCAGTAGAAGTAACTACTAGCCAGCCAGCAGGTGCCCAAGAATACATAGCCTACAAATTTATTCTTTATAGAGATGGCACAACAACCAGTCTTGGTCCTACCTTTAAGGGCTATCAGGCAAAGGCTACTATCGCTACACCTAGACAGCGAGTAATTAAGTTTCCTGTTTTCTGTTACGACATAGAGACAGATAAATACAATGTAATGGTTGGCTATGAAGGTCGTGCTAACGACCGTATTGGACAACTAGAATCCATAGAAGAAAATGGTGACATTGTTACTTGGCAGGATTTACAGACTGGCGAGAATCGTCAGGTTGTAATAGAACAAATTACTTTCACTCGTATGACACCGCCTGACAGAGGTTTTTCTGGATACGGCGGTACATTAGACATATTGATAAGGACTGTGTAATGACACCTACTGAATGGGCTGGGCTAGCCGTAGCCATATTAACTTTAGTTGCTGGATTTTCTGGCGCTGTGCGCTGGTTAGTTAAGCATTACCTATATGAACTACGCCCTAACGGGGGCTCTAGCCTTAAAGATAAGGTTGATTTATTAGAGACCAAAGTAGAACTATTAACAGACTTAGTAAAGGAAGCACTAAGACGATGACTATATACAGACCACAAGACAATCCGATAGAACCAATAGTGCCTATCCTTCCTGACTGGGAAGATGATGAAGAAGACATCTGATGAAACCTGTAGCCAAAGTAGCGTCACCTGCTGCTATTGCTGTGCTCCGTCAGGCGACAGCGTTATATCCGAAGCGCAAGAAACTGTCAGACGGGTTGTTGCCTTCGTTAGCGCATCAGAAAGCCAGCCCGAATTCGGACCACAATACTGGGCTAGCAGTAGATTTGACCCACGACCCTGAGAACGGTATTGATTGTGCTGTCATTTTTGAAAAACTTAAAGAAGATGAACGAGTGGATTACCTCATTTACAATAAAAAGATTTGGTCAAGAGCCAGACGCAAAGAAGGCAATAGGAAGTATACGGGTAGTAATCCTCACACTAAGCATCTACATCTTTCTATTAATGCTACTCACCGTAGTGACACTAGCCCCTGGTTTTGGTGGCTGAATCAACCTAAAGTTGTGAATCAGGTTATGGCTAAATTACAGCCACAGCCTAAGAAGAAGGTAGTAGCAAGTACCACACTGGTACCAGTCTGCACCTGCTGTAAGGTTCACACAAAACGAAAGGCAAAGTAATGGAACAATTAAAGCAAGTATCCCTATCTTGGTTCCGTGCTGCAGCATCTGCTGCTATCGCACTCTACCTAGCAGGAGAGACCAACTTCAAAGTTCTAGGCACAGCAGCACTGGCTGGCTTCCTTGGACCAGTATTGAAGTGGCTAGACCCATCTGCCAAAGAGTTCGGCAAAGGTGCTGAGTAGCCCTTTAAACGCCGTATAAGGCGATTACAGACACAAATAGACCCCCTACCTTAGTTGGATAGGGGGTCTATTTTGCTTTCTATCTAGTCTTCCCCTAACTAGAGAGAAGTTCTACAGGGACTCGCCATCCTCCGATGGACTCATCCCTATATTCTGGAGTCATATAGTCAGAGCCCTTGAACTGACCATATATCTCCACCCTTGAATAGTACTCTACATCTAGCACCTTTGTGCCAAAGATAATTCTGTCCTTGTCTTTCTCCCAGAAAGGTATGGCTGTCTGAGTCCTGACAGTTCTGACCTCAAAGTTTCCTACATCTGATATGTTCTTGCGCCGTTTGTGTAGGCTGTTTGGATACCACGGCACAGACCAAGTTAGGTCATACTCTTTGGCTACTGCCCATTCAGATACATTGGCTCTGATGTTTGCATTTAGTTCTGGCTCTAACTTACCTAACCTTTTACCTGCTGCATAGTTAGGTTTATCTAGTGAGCCAAACTTAGTTAGCCAACGCTCTACTGCTAGCAATGTGCAGACTCTGACTTCTTCCTGGCTGAGTTCTACTATCATTCGTTTATCACCAAGTTGTGCCAGTATTCTGGATATTCTTTAGCATTGTAAAAAACCACTAGGTCCCTTTCTTGAGTATCCCATCTGGTATGAAAGACTGGTTCTAAGCCTGCCAGTAACTTGGCTGGAATAATACTAATGCCATCTGAGTATCTAAAAACTATGCGATGATAAGAATTTTCACTATCTGTATATGGTGGAGCAATCATCATCTGTTGTAGTTTGTTGAAAGGAAATATGGCTGGCTTGCTGCTGTCTATCTTAAGCCATTTAACTTCTAAATCTCCGATGTAGTTTTCTCTACCATTACCCCATTGTAGACAGATGTGAAAATCAGAGAAGTAAAAACGTGGGGTTCCGTATAACTTCCAGTCTTGAAAGTATTGCTCTAGTGCTGTTGCTGCAATTCTTTCACGCTTACCATCTGATGCTACTTGGCGTATTGGTTCTAATGTCATTCGTCATCCAGTTCAAATCCATAATATCTTTTGAATAATCTATTAAACTCAATAGATATCCAAGCAGGACCTAAATCTAAATCAAATCCATACCTAGTTATGGTAAACCCAAGTGCAAATCTAAATGAGTATCCCATATGTATAGAAGTATTCTTTGTTATATCCCGTCCGTAATATGGCACTGTTATCCTCCTGTTACATAGAAGCCTGTGCCCTTGAAGTGCACTGGCGTTGCTGTCCATAGTCTAATCATCATCTCTCCACAAAGATGACAGGCTGGGGGTATGTTGTCTTTTTGTTCTGTCAATGCACCGCAAGCCTTGCATTGAAAATCATAAAGTGGCAATGCCGTAGTCCTCTCCTGATGGGGTGGGCAGGGTTAACATACTGCCACAACTAGCGCACTCCCCGTCTGTAAAGTAAAACGCTAACTCTGAATCTACAAATCCACCTAACATAATAAAGACATCGCATCCACAAGCACATACTTCTGTCGGCTCACCACGCAAGTCCATTGCCTTGCTGTAGTCCTTGATATGCAGTAGGTCTCTAATATGTTTCGGTTGACTCATCTTCATCTTCTTCTACAACTGGGCCATCTTCATCTGCATATGGACGCCAACCGCCTAGATTTCTGATTAGTGAATTAACTGCACGCTGTACTTTCATCCGTGCACCATCTGGACTTGTGTTTAAATCCTTGGCTATTAAAGCCCACTCGTTGTTCTCTGTGCTGAATCTAATCCTGAGTATGTTTTGTTTAGCCTCTGATAGTTTGTAGAAGGCTGATGCTATATCTGAGCGGAGCACTAGCCAGTTGTTGCCGTCATTGCTTGGCTCTGTCTTATTGAACTTGAAGTTTAAATCTTTTATCTTGACTGGCATCTCATATGTTTCAGAGATAATGCTGGGCAGGAATGCTTCTATAACTGTGGCATCGTAGTAATACAGGTCTAATACTTCATAGCCAACTGTCTTTGCTTTTTCTTTCTCACAGTATTTCAGCGCTGCATTGCGTAGGGATTTGGCTATTAACTTATCTTTATCTTTCTGTTCTAAGGCAGACCATTCAGCATACTTACGGGGATGGGTCAGGAACCATAGCCACAGCATCTGCTGTATATCTAGGGCTTCTAGCATCGGATACCGTCTATGGTATTCCACTGCTAGTGACGCTACTAAAGCGTCATATTCCGCTATGTACTCCTGTGCCATTCAAGCCTTCCCAAAATCCTCTTTGCACCATTAGTCCTATTATTGCATAGTTTGCTAGGTCAAGCAGGGTATCTTCAATAGGTTCATAGTTCGGCGTGTTGCCTTTGTGGTTGTAGTGCAGGTTCTCTAGCCGTGTCATCTTGTCGTGCATCCTGACTATCAGCCCGTTCATTGCCCCGCCAGGAGCATTGGCTATGTTGTATGGGCCGTAGTCCTGATGCTTCCTAATCATTATGATTCTTAATTGACTTAAGATTTCTTCTAGATGTTCAGCGTCCTTCATCTAATATTCCTTTCAGCCTACGGTCTATATCCTGCATTGCTTCTATAACCATTACTTCTTCTATTACTTCTTTGCCCTGTCCCTCTGCTGAACCTACCAGAACTGTGGCTAGTAGACCGAGTAAAGTCTTGGCTGCTTCTGGGTCTTTAACGAGTGTCTCGTAAACATCTAATAGTGCTGTGCAGATATCTATTGCCTTGCTATCTGATAGTGGTAGCCCCATAATTCTGGGATTATCTCTGATGTAATCCCATACTTCTGGCTCGCTATCGTATGAAGCATTTTCTGATTCTTTCATCTAGCCACCCTGCCCCTTCTTGTAGAACAATACTGTTTACATCGTGCCCTTCGGGCATCTGAATAATATTAACGTTGCCTAACTCTCTGCTTATCTTCTTGCCGAACTCCAACCCTGGGCTATCGCCATCTGCTAGTACGATAACTGTATCAAAGTCGTCAAGTATTTTGGTGTAGTAGGGCTTCCAATTATTAGCACCTGGGATACCCACTGTTGGGTGTCCTGTCTTGGTCACTGTTGTTATGCAGTCTATCTCGCCTTCGGTTACACAGATGTAGCCGTTGGCTGTTAGAACTGTTTGAGCATTGAACATAGTTGTCTTTGCCCCTGGCAAACCTATGTACTTTGGGTCTTCTCCTCTGATACTGCGAAACCTTAAGTCAACCACGCCTGATGGCGTGATGTATGGGATTACTAACTTACCCTTGTAGCCTTCGTGTCCTGGAGATGGATTGTCCACCACTCCTAAATGAAACATCTTTGCTTCGTCTACCGATAGACCCCGAGTTGCTAGATAATCCGCTGCTTGACTTATGTGTTTGGCGTATTCTGTCGCTGCCTGTAGGAGAAATTGTCTCTGCGAATTTGACAGCCTCACGATAATTGCCTCCTTCTTTGTGCATAATTAAATCGTATACATCTCCACCAACGCCACATCCGTGGCATTTGAATCTGCCTTCATCAAAGTTAACACCAGCCGATGCTACTGGCATACCACTCGCTGACATCTCCTTTGCCTTTACGTTTGTGTATTACTACACCTGTCCAAGCATTATCGTTTTTCATTTCTACTTCTAGTTCTGCTAGCCATCCTGCTAAGTCCATCTTGGCGTGGTTCTTTATCTCAATGGTTACACCTGGCACACCGCTTATATCGCCTTTGTCTAAGGTTGCTCCTGCGAGTCTGCGGTCTGCATACTTGTATCCATTGGCTTTAAGCCAAGCAACTACATCTCGTTCTGCTTGGCTACCTTTACGTTTAGATGCACTACTCAATTGCTGCCAATGCAATCTTAGTTACTTGTGCTTGAACCGTATTGTAAAGAGTATCGTTGTTATACAACTCATCAACTACTATGTTCCATTCACCATCTGTTAGTGCTCTGCCTATTGATACTTCTACATCTTCTCTGCTGAATGAACAATCCCATATTTTAGTTTCCATACATTGTCTCCTGTGCATACTTAACTTGAACATCTTCTAGATACATACTGTCAGGGTTAAAGGCTAGGCTGACGTAGTTATTACCTGTCTGGTCTGCTCGCCCGTATCTGTTTTTGACTGGGGCTACGCAGAGGTAGGTATCATCACCCTGTTTCATCTGACCGATAGTAAGAACCATTGCTGGTATCTGGTTGACCAACCCTTGTATTGCTGAGCGGGGCTGGCAGGGATAGCCATCAAAGCCTTCCTTGGTATGGTGCAGAACAAGCACGGCTGAGTTGGTATCTCTTGCAAGATACTTTAACTCCTTCATTGCTGCACGCATACCTTGGAATTCTTCGTGTCCATCCATTGCAATATCCATTAGGTTATCTACAACTATAAGCGTAGGACTTCTACCCCAAACTGTTTCAAATGCACTGACCTCATCATCTAAATCTTTTAGAGTGGGTGTAGATTCAAAAGACCAAAACAAATGATTGTTAAGGGTAAGAACTTCTTCTGCTTGTTCAGGCTCA